GGCCGGCCGTCGGGGCCGAGGAGGCCAGTCATGCTAGTCGACAGCTTCAGCCGAATTGAACGGGGTCATTTTGATCCCACGCCTAGCGCGCACCAAAAACCAAACTTGACGAATACGGCCTGCCTGGTGTCTGCCATCCCCCGATAGCGACCGGGTCTTGCGTTGCAGCACAATTTCGCAAAGGTGCCAGGAGCAGAAGTCGCTGCGAAAGGGCTGCGACGGTACCTTTCCCTAGCTTCTTCACTCGTCTCAAGTGCATCTTGACTGGATTACGTTTATTTGGGCAGGTATGCCGCTCTCGCGGAAATCAAGATGAGCAAATCGAAGGTAACGGCCGAAGAGTTGTACAATTTAATCATTGGCGAAATCGGTGATCCGGGTGGGCTCATCATTCTTGTGCTTCGCTCTGATGATGGTGGCTGGCTGGCTAAGGTTTGTCATGGGCGCACCCCTTTGCCTGCAAGCGGATTTCAGATTGCCCTCGATGAAATCGTCGCCAAATTGCGCCTGCAGTACGATCTATGTCTTTATAGCGCGATACCGCCTATGACGCCCGAAGCCATGCGCAACCATGCGAGGATTATGCCGCCTGGTCCAGGGCGAGATAGGGTGTGGCAGCAATGGCAACACAAGGGCATCACCGCAGTGGCTCCGATGTTCCAGATCAACACTGACTTTTTCAAAGCTGGCCGCTGAGATTTAGATACAGGCCGTCTAAGTCCGCAACGGGTCAATCGCGACTGGTTCGAACGGACAGCAGGTCAAGCCATGTGCGCTGTGCCCCGAAACCGGAAGTTTCCGGAGCGCTAGCGCAATTAGAAAATCACCCGGCGCGCAAAGCCCCGACCATTCTGACCGAGCTTCCCTTTGAGCTCAGCGATATAGGCGCGCAGGTCGCCGACGTTCTGCGCATTCCATTCCATGCTCTTATCGCCGTGCCGCATCCGCGCGATGCTTCCCTGCACCAGTATTGAATGCAGCGCGGCTTCTGCCTCGGCCAGCTGCTGCCGCCACACCGCCAATTCTGCCGCAGTCGCCATCAGCGCCCCATGTTGAGCCGCGCCATCGCGGCGATGCTGGTGGTCGCCTTGGGCGCGTCAGTGCCCGGTGTCTCGGCCGGCCTGGCTTTCGGTTCGGATCTCGGACGCTGCGCGGAATCGGCTATTCGCTGCACGCCGAGCATGTAAGCCGCGGCATAAGCCAAAGCTTCGCAATCCAAATAGTGGTTCTCGCGCGAGCGCTGCACCCAGACGTAGCCGCCCGAAGGCTTCTTAACGCGGCCTTCCGAGACGATCTGGCGGCAGTAGGCCTCCGTCGTATCTTGCGGCAGATGCCAGCCGCCGGGCTGGTCGTCCGGCCAGCGCACCCGCTCATGCACCCAGGATTTGAAGAAGTCGCTGTCGAGGCGAACGAGGTCGAGCCCGTATTTGGCTGCCTTGCCTCTCGGCGTCACATCGATCCGCTTAACCGAGAGCGGCTGGTCACGGTGATCGAAGCCTTTGACGGCATAGGCGACTCGAGCGTGACGCCGGCAGAACTCGTAGACCCGATGTTCCGGCACCTCATCCTTCTTGCCCGGGCGAAAGCCGGAATCGATGAAGGCGCGGCGGATCATCAGGTCGCCGATCGGCCGCGCCAGCATCTCGGCAAGATCGATCCAGACGTCCTGGTGCTCGGTCTCGCCCCAGAGTTCGTTCTGCTCGATCAGCCAGCTTTCCTGGCGGACACCAAAACCCCTGACGACATACACCAGTCGGTTCTTCTGGACATCAATGCCGGCGGTGAGCAGCAGCACGCCCACTGGAAGATCGCGGGAGCGATAGGGCAATCGAAGCCGGGCGACATCGGCCCATTCGGGCGCATCGCCGCCGGCCGGCGCCCACAATTCTCCAAAACCGCCGTTGATTACGGTCTGCACCTCCTCATGGTCGCCGGAGTTCAGCGCCTCGACATAGCGGCCGGCACGCTCGCCGAATGAGACGAACGGCGATGCCAGCCCAGACACCCAGAAGCTGACGGTCGTGCTCTCGGGCGGGTCGCCGATAACACTGCCGGCCTCAATACGCTGGCCTGGCGCCACGTAGACACCGCCAGCGTTCATTTCGAACTTGTGCTTCTCCTCGATAACACCGCCACAACGAGGGCATTGCAGGTGAGCGAGCCGGCGCGCCTCGATCGGCGTAGCGTCCCGCTCGATCCGCTCCTTGCCGCCCTTGGGCGTGATATCGACCTTGGGTATGACCAGGCAGTCGAACCGCGGAATGAAGTAGTCGCCGCAGTGCGGGCACGGCCAGGCCCAGTGATACCTGGTCCCGCGCTGCCAAAGCTTCCAGATCGGACTGTCCAGCCCCGCCATGTCGTCCTTGTCGACGACCTTCCAGAATTCCAGGCCGGTCCCGTCATCCGTCTCAATCTCGACCGCTCCGACGGTCGGGGTCGAGGTCACGCCGAGGGTGAAGTCGGCATGGGTATCGCCGCGAACCTCCAGCAACCGGACCGGATCGCCCTCACCCTTGACGTTCTTGGACATGCCGTCCCGCTCGTCGACAATGGCAAGCCCGGCGGGATCGGACTTCAGCTGGTTGGCTGAGCCCGCCCAGGCCAGACGCACCGACACGCCCGAGACGATCTTGCGGGTCTTCTTGTTCTTTTTGCCGCGCGCCAGCTTGGCAGCCAGACTCGTTGACCGGTTCAGCGCATCGTCGAACCGCGGCTCGAACTGGTCGGTGACGAAGTTCCGGTCGGGACCGGCATAGATGATCGGGACCGGGCGCTGATCGAGCCGCGACAGGATCACGTCGATGACGCTTTCCGTCTTGCCGCTCTGTCCTCCTGAGACGAGCACGACCGTGTTGTAGAGGGGGTCGTCGAACGCTCGGACAAACGGGATCACGTACGGCGTCACGGCCGGGTCCTTGGGTCCCGGCCGTCCGGACGACAGCGGGAAAACACGGTTGATGCGCGCCCACTCGTCAGCCGGGACCTTCTTCGTCGGGCGCAGGATCCTGGTCGCCCGATCTATAAGAGTCGCGAAGTTTTTCGATGCGATCGGCCACTTCGGCAAGCGCGTCATCCACCTCTCGCTGCAACAGCGAGCGCTGTTCGATGTTGCGGGTCACGCGCGCCGGGATCGCGTTGACGCGAGCGACCACAGCGCCGGCGACCTCGTCAACCAGCGTCATGGCCTCCGCCAGCGGGACCAGCTCGCGCTCGGCCTGGGCGACCGCCAATTCCTCCTTCCGCGTCCGAACATCCTGCAGCCGGCTGTGCGACGCCGTTTTGCTGGAGCGTCGTGCCTCGTCCTTCAGAAAACGAATGTAGCCCTGGACCACGTCAACCACGCGGTAGCGCCCGCGCTCGACCTTTGGGATCCAACCATCCTTCGACAGCCGCCTGATCCACTCCGGCGTAACCATCAGCAGCTTGGCGGCAACGTCGGCGGCGATCGTGCCCGCCGCGTCATCCGCGCCACGTACACCCGCAGTCTTCGCCATTTTTGCCGATCACTTCCTGAAAGTTGTGCCGCCAACTTTCGAACCGATCGGCCGCACATTCTGCTTGGCTTGTGCCGAGATCAGAGCGTGTATGGCGACCACCGACGGAGACCAAGATGCGACGCCCCGACAATCGCCAGAATGCCCTCGACGCCTTCATCGCCCGCAAGGCGGAAATCGACCTGATGCTCGAACGACTGAAAGACCTGAGCGACGATCATTTCGGATACAGCCCCGAAAGCATCAATTGGGCTCATGTCGAAACGATCGCTCACTACGCCGAGCGGCTCAAGCAAATTTCGGACGCGGCCTTCAAGGAAGGCGAATACGCGGAATAACCGCCAAAGCTCCTCACCTTACCCCGTGCGTCCAGCGACCGCGGGGCTTCGGGCAGTAGCAGGGCTTGCGATGGTCGCGGCCCTCTACAAGGAGCGCCCAACATGGCCAAGCTTTCCGATGCCCAACTCGTGGTCCTCTCAACTGCCTCGCAGCGCGACGACTGGTCCGTTCTCCCATTGACGCTCAAGCACAAGGGCGCCGCCGCCGACAAGGTGCTCAACAGCCTACTGCGCAATTCGCTGATCGAGGAATGCCCCGCCGGACTCAGCGATGAAGTCTGGCGCCAGGCAGACGACGGCACCCGGCTGACCTTGCGAGCAACGGCTGCCGCCTTCGAAGCGCTCGGCATCGAGGCTGAGACCGGCCCCGCGATTGAGGCCTCCGCGCAGGAGACCGAGCCCGCGCCGGAGGTCGTCGCCGCAGACCAAGACCCTATGCCCGCAAAGAAGGTGGGCGCCCCCAACAAGAAGCCGGGACCGACGAAGTCCAAATCCCAAAGCAAGTCGAAGTCCAAGCCAGCGGCGAAAGCGCCGACCAAGGCCAAGCCCGCGTCGAAGCCGACGCCAAAGGCAAAAACGGCCAAGGCAAAGACCGCCAAGACCAAGCCAGCTGCCGGGAAGCCGGCCACTCCCAAGAAGCCCGGCGCAGCCCGCGACAACAGCAAGCAGGCCCAGCTGATCAAGATGCTCGAACGCTCCCAAGGAGCAAGCCTCGACGAGATCGTCAAGGCGTTGGAGTGGCAAGCGCACACCGTGCGCGGCGCCATCGCCGGAGCGCTGAAGAAGAAGCTCGGCCTCGACGTCATCTCGGAAAAGTCAGACAATCGCGGGCGCATCTACCGGATTGCTGGCTGACCTGCCCGCGAGAACCGGGAACGGCTCGCCGGTGGCCGCCAGCTTGGCTCGGCCACCGGTCGCCGTTTGCCATCGCTCAACGATGACATCTGCGTATTTCGGGTCCAGCTCGATCAGCCGCGCTCGGCGCCCTGCACGGTCTGCCGCGATCAGCGTCGTGCCTGACCCGCCGAACGTATCCAGCACGATATCCCTGCTCTTCGACGAATTGCGGATGGCGCGCTCGACCAGCGCCACTGGCTTCATTGTCGGGTGCAGATCATTCTTCACTGGCTTGTCGAGAAACCAGACGTCGCCCTGATCGCGGGCGCCACACCAGAAGTGCTCGCTGCCCTCCTTCCAGCCGTACAGGATCGGCTCGTACTGGCGCTGGTAGTCGGCGCGACCCATCGTAAAAGTGTTCTTGGCCCAGATCACGAACGTCGACCACTT